ACAAGCCTTGGACCAGTTTCCAGAGTTTGCACAGGAAGCACTACAAGCTAGACAGGCTGCTGCTGCTAAGGCTCAACAAGCACAGCAACAAGCACTGGCTAACAGGCTTACAGAGGCTAAGATTGGTGCTGAAACAGCACAGGCAGCAAAGGATTTGAGAGAGCCTGCCGCAGCAACTGAGTATAAAGTTCTAACTAAAGCAGAAGCAACTGATCTTGGTTTACCTACAGATAAAGGGCAAACCTATCAGCGTAATTTAAAAACTAATCAAGTTACTGCTATTGGTGGTGGTGGTACTTCGATTGAAGTTAAGAACATTCCTCCAGATAAAGACTTTGGTAATGCTACTGTTTTACGAGAAAACTTCCTTAAAGAAACTAAAGATATTGATACTGGACTAAAAGCATTATACAATGTACAACAACTGCTAAGTGAGCGTAGCGGTCTTGCTGATGCCATTGCTAAACGACAGTTTGCTAAGTTTTCTGGTGATAGGGACATCTCTAATAAAGACATCCAAGCCTTTGGTAACTTTGGTAGTCTTGGACAACGGCTTGAAGGTATTTTATCTCAGTTCTTGTCTGGTACTTATAGTGAAGCACAAGTTGAAGAGGCTTCTAGGGTTGCAAGTAATCTGTTAAAGAATCTACAACAAAACAGATCTGCAATTGAACAGCAGTATCGCACTCAAGCTGAAGCAAGTAAAATAGAACCAGGACGTATTAACTTTGTTGTTCCTTCGTTTACTGCTCCAGCAACTCCTAAAGAAAGGCTACCTGTTCCTGCTAATATTGCACAACAAAAAGGGTGGAAGACTGGGCAGAAGGTTAAGCGAGGTAACAAAACCTATACTTTTGATGGCGCTCAACTCATTGAGGACTAATAATGGCTGAACAGAAAACAGTAATTGATTGGGGTGAGTTTGAGGCTGTGCCTTCTATGACTACTGGTCCTGGTGCTGGTGGTGAAGGGATTAAACTACCTAGTCAAGTTGGTCGAGGAGGCTTTGAGAATGTACTAGGTAGTAATCTTAGAGCTGGTTTTGGTGATCTAGTTCAACTACTAACTTTACCTAGTCGTTTTGGCGCAACTGCTTTTACATACAATCCTGAGATGGGGCAGGAGTCTGCTAGGCTCCAACAGCAACTTGTGGAGCAAGTAGGTAGTCAACCAATTCAACCAGAAGGCACTGTAGAGCGTATTGTTGCTGGTGGTGTTAGAGCAGTTCCTTCAGTAATGATTCCTGGCCCTAAAGGTGCTTCACTGTTTACTAAGAGTCCTAGGGCTGGTGGCGAAGCAGTGGTGGGTGCTTTTGGTGCTGGTGCTGGTTTTGAAGCAGGTTCTATCGCTGGTGAAGGATCTGCATTTGAACCTTACTTTCAACTATCTGGAGCACTAACAGGTGGTCTAGTGTCTGGTAGTTTGTATAACTTACTCTCTGGTAAGATTATTCCTTTTGCCAGTAAAGAAGGCATTGCACTTCGTAACAAAATTAAAGAATCTCTTGGTGAAGAAAGTTTTCTTAAACTTATTAGAACATCCAATGCACAGCAGATGGAGATGTTGCTAAAAGAGAATCCTGATCTATTAAAACAACTAGATCAAGTAGATGAACTAAAACAGATCATTCCTGGTTTTAATCCTAACCTCTTTCAAGCTACTGGTGCTACTACTGCTAGAATTAGAGGTAAAGCAGCTCTTGAGAGGACACCAGAAGAAGTAGCACAGGTTGAACAACAAACTAAACAGAGTATGGATGCTGTTAGAGCAAAAGCAGCACAACTCTTTCCTTTGAGTGATAGTTCCTTTGTCTTTGCTGGTCGTCAACAAGACAGAACTAGGGATGCCATTGCTGGTTTGATTGCAAGGGCTGATGATGACATTCAGCGTCTAAGCAATACCTTTGTTCGTACTGGTAAACAAAACATAGGCGAAAAGATCCGAGCTGCTTATGCAGGACGAAAGCAAGCAGTAAACAGAGTATTTCAAGACCAATACTCAGCCTTAGATAATCAAGCAGCAGTTGAGGGAGTAGAACTTCCTGCTGAAATTACTGGCTCTCTGTATAACTTTGTTCAAAGCAATCGTCAGGCATTTGAGGCATCTCCTGAACTCTATAACTTAGTTCAAGGTGTAATGCGTCCAAGACAAGTAGAGACTGGTAGTGCTTTGCTTGGTCCTACAGGACAGCCTCTGTCCCCACAAGGAGTTAGCCAAGAATTTGCACCTCTGTCTTTTGCTGATCTACGCTCTTTGTCTCGTCGATTGAATGCGGACTTCTTCAATGCTCAGAAAGCAGTGGCAGATAATGTCCCTGGTGCTGGTCCTAAGTTTCTTGCACTGCAACAATTTAAGCAGCAGGTTGACGATGCTCTAGAAAGTCTACCAGACGATATTAAGACACAGTACAAGACACTTAATGCTGCTTACGATCAGCAGTACCGAGAAGTGTTTAAGAAGGGTCTTGGTGGTTTGCTTGGTAAGCAGACTCGGATGGGTGAAGCAATTGCTGATGAAGACATCTTTAACCGTCTTACCAAAGAAAGTAATGTAGATGACTTCTACCGTATCTTTGGTAATACTCCAGAGACACAGCAGTTTCTGACACAAGGTTTAGTAGATAAATTCTTGTCTCAAGACAATGCTATCACTGCCGCTGGAATGATCAATCAAGATGCTTTGCGTAAGTTTGTGGTTCGTAACCAAGGTGTTATTGATAAAGTACCTCAACTTCGCTCTTTCCTTGATAATGCTGAGGCTCAGTTATCTTCCTTTGTAGATCGTAAAGAAGCAGCAACATTAGGGATGCAGTCGCTAGAAAGATCTGCTCTGTCTGCTATCGCTAAGAAGCAAGACCTCAATGCTCTTTTAAGCACTGGTGAATCTGGTGCTTTCAGAGATCTTGGTAAACTCTCTCAGTTGATTGGCGCTAGTAAAGCAGATCCTTCTGGTCGTTCACTTAAAGGTCTTCAAGGGTTGATGATTGAGAAGGCTTTTGATAGCTCTGATGCTGCTGAGTTTGTTAAGAAGAATCGTAAAGCATTTGAAAGAGCCTTTGGGAGCGAGTTTAATACGATCGAGAAGTTAACCACAGCAATGCAACTGCTTGGTAGAAACTTCGATGTAGAGCCTCCTGTTAAATTGCTTGAGGGAGACATTCTTCAACAAACCACAGGCTCTAGTGTCCCTAATGTTATGTCTGTACTTCGGGATCGTATTAGCAGTGTGCCACAGAAAGTCTCGATTCTTTTGTCTCGCTTTACACAGGCAAGAGGATTGGTTGAAAGAGATAAAGCATTCTTAGAACTCTTTAAGAATCCTGAACTTGCAAAACAGGCTCTTAAGTATTCAACAACCTTAAATGCTCCTAATGTCTCTGATGATCTAAAAAAGACTGCACTTGCTGGTCTTTACAATGTATTAACCAGAGCAGGTGTTAATCTCTATCGTACTGGTGTGGTTACAACTATGGGGTCTATGGGGCAAGAAAGGCAACAAGATCAACAACAGCAAGAAGCCTTTGCAGACTTTGAAACTGTTGAATAATGGACCCCATAACCGCATTAGCGACTGCTACTGCGATCTTCAACGGCATCAAAAAGAGTGTCGAAGTTGGTAGAGAAGTACAAGACATCTTTGGTCAGCTTAGTCAATGGGCCAGTGCCGTTGAACATCTAAAGTCAGGAATACAGTCTGAGAAGAAGCCATCCATTTTCAAGAAACTTGAGTTTGGTAGCGAAACTTCGGAGGCATTCGATGCTTACGCTGCGGAAGTTAAGTTGCAAGAGATGGAAAAAGAGATCTTTCATTGGTTCATCTATGGACATCTACAAGAGTTAGGTATTGATGGCTATAGGCGATTCAAACAGATCAGACAAGACATCACCAATAGAAGAGTAAAACTAGTCAGAGAACAAGCAGAAGCCAGAGCAGACTTTGTTAACAGGCTCAAACTCTGGGGTATTCTTGCTCCTGTGGTTAGTGGCTTCATAGGCTTTATCTGGTGGTTGATTATCTTTATTCAGGAGAAGCAATGATTACTTTGTTGTCTACACTTATATCATTCCTTGCTGGTGGTCTACCAAAGTTCCTAGACTTTATGCAGGATAGGTCAGACAAGTCTCAAGAACTACAGATCCTACAACTCCAGATGCAAAGAGAATTGCAGATGGCTCAACTAGGATTTCAGGTACAAGAGCGTATCGCTGAGATCCAAGCAGAGCAAGCCTATGTTGATGCTCAAGTGGTAGAGAAACAAGCACTCTACAGCCATGATATTGAGATTGGTAAAGGAGCCTCTCAGTGGGTGGTGAACCTTAGAGCCTCTGTAAGACCTGTAATCACCTACTGTATGTTTGGTATGCTAGCCTTCATCAATATCTGGGGTGCTTGGTACGCATGGGAACAAGGTGTTCCATTCATCGATGCCTTGAATATGCTATGGGATGAAGACACACAGATTCTATTTGCTTCAATAATCAGTTTCTGGTTTGGATCACAAGCATTCGGTAGACGATGAAAGTCTCTAAAGAATGCTTAGATATGATAGTACACCATGAAGGTCTCAGGCTTAGACCTTATAAAGACCCTATTGGTCTATGGACAGTTGGTGTTGGTCATCTTATTGGCGATGGTAAAACTCTACCAGAAGAGTATAATAGACTTTTCACTAAGGAGGAAGTCTATGAGATTCTGGAGAAAGATCTTAATCGTTTTGAAAAGGGAGTGGTTCGACTATGTCCTGTTGGTCTTAGTAGTAGCCGCTTTGACGCACTCGTCTCTTTTGCTTTTAATGTCGGATTGGGTAATCTTCAAAGATCTTCCCTAAGAATGAAGCACAACAGGGGAGACTTTGATGGCGCTGCCTTAGAGTTTCTGAAGTGGAATAAGGCTGGTGGTAAGGTATGGACTGGTCTTACTAAGCGTAGGCTAGATGAGTCTTCTCTATATAAAAAACCTCCCCGAAGGGAGGCTAAAGGACTAACACCAAGAGAACAAGAATCTCACTATAAATAAGTCAAGTGCTAGATGGTGGATTTCTTCTTCATCATCGAAGACATACTCGATACCCACCATCATCCCAGTGATGAAATTCATTGTGATGGTAAACATCAGATCTCGCAGTGCCCTGCAACACAGGCAAGAGTCTGAGCACCTTCAACATTATCATCGTCTTCCTTGAGGATATTCCAGTCGATGTCTTTAGGCATCTTAGCTAGAAGCGCCTCATACTCTTCTTTCGTACACTCCTCATACGGTGCTTGACGATACGAACCACCATCATACGGAAGAAACGACACACCAGAGATTTCATCGAAGTTCCTCCATACCCAGGCTCCAACATCCATCCATTCATTCTCTTTCACAGAGATAGTCACTGAAGGCTTATGCTCACACCAGTGACGCTGATACATCAACCACAGGTCTAGGTGCTCAATAGCAGTCAGTGCATCCCTTGTCCTAGCCCCTGCTGGTGCTTTCTGTGGGAATGAGAACACAGCAGTGGAATCAGGACGCATCACACAGTCTTCAGTGGGGATACCAGCATCAGTCAAGAACTTCGTAAGAGGATCTTTTTTATCGCCTCGTACCCTACGAATGTAATAACCACTATGTCGAGTATGAATGCCAGAGGCAGAATTGACAAGTTGACTAACAGTTCCACTAGGTTTGACACAAGTGATAGCAGCGCTTTGAGGAATGCCGATACTGCTTGCATACATTGCGTTAGTATCAACAGCGATGCCTCGAAGGTGTTCAAGAGCCTTTGCAGTATCATCACAAACCTTTCCCATCCACTCATTGTCCAGAATACCTGTGAAGGAAACGCCCAACAGACGCTCTTCCTCAGTGTTCTTACGCCACACCTTACGCAGGTATGGGAAGTGAGTCAGAGTAGACTGGAATGTCCCTAGAATCGTCGCAATACGCACCTTACGAGCAAGATCTTCTACAGTGTCCTCTGAGCGTACTACTACCTCTGTAAGGTTACAGAACTGATAGGGACGAAGGATAATCTCAGAGCAAGGATTCGTACCAAACTCGTATGTAGAGTCTCTACGACCATTCTTTGCTGCCTGTCGCTGTGAAGCATCTCGACTAAAGATACCTCGCTCACCAGAGTGACTATGGTACAGGCTGGTCCACTCATCCAAGAACTGACCAATATCAGGTTTTTGGGTGTAAGTGGCTGAGTTATTGGCTAGTGCTCGTTGGCCTTGCTGCTCCCACCATGCTCCTGCCTTAGCATGACGCATCTTGTCATCCTCAAGGTCAGACAAAGAGATCATTGCAGAGCGTCTAACGCCTCCAACCACAACAACTTCCCCGATCTTGCAGAGAATATCATGGCACTCCAGCGATGATAGACGACGACCAACGGCTCCCCGAAACTTGTGAACTGTGAACTTAAATAGTTCCTCAAGTGGTCCTGGTCCAGAGGCTCGACCACCGAAGGTCTTGAGCCGAGTACCTGAAGGGCGTACCTTCGATAGATCCCATTTTGGCACTTCGCCAGAATAGAGTAGAGCGATAAGTTGCCGTAGAGCTTTAGCCCATCCTTCTTTGCTATCGGCAACCATGATAGTAGTTTCACTATTGAATAACTGGTCAGGGACTTCAGGTAATTGGTTAACATACTTTTGCTCCACAGAGAATCCCACACCTGTGCCGCAGAGCAGGATATACATAGCCTCATCAAAGGCTTTGGGGTCATCAATAGGCATATAGCTACAGTTGTAGCCAGCAGTGTTGTCTCGCTCTAGAGCCTTACCAGCGGTCATAATAGAGCGCATAGAAGGCATAACTTCTAGGTTGAGTACTGCTGATTGTAGTTCACTACGGAGGTCAGCAGGGAGGATATAGCCATGCTCTAGGCTAAGATGTGACTGCATGAACTCAAAGTAACGCTGCACAGTCTCTTCCCAATGTTCTCGACGCTTTACATCAGGCAGATACCGAGAATAGCGGCTCTTGGCGATGTAGGTTTGGTAGTTATCTAGTTTGTTAGTCATTTAGTTCCTTCTCCAATTCTTCGTATCGTTCTTCGATCTTATCGATAAATCTTTCGACTAGCTCCTCTGCTGAGATGTCTAAAATCTCTAACACAGTTATCTCATCAAATTGAGTAAGTTTACTCATTACATCTCGCAAAGTGAGTGGCATAGTTACTCCCGATAAAATCTCTCTTTAATGGTGTCGTAGTTTTCAATCGCATACTCTAGGTAATGATGTGCCTTCTTCAGATCATCTAAGCCTCCTTTTTTATGATGCCGTTGTACATACTTAATCACATTACACAACCAAGGATCTAACTGCCAGTCTAGAAAGACATCCCAAGGCTGGATGTTAGATTGATAATGGTCACCTCCAATCTGTTTGTTTCTCATATCTGTACCACCTTTGTCACAGGAACTTGATAAAAATACTCTCCCTTATGGACATACCGATTAGGTACCTCCACCAGCGGAGAGTTTCTAACTTCATCTTCAGTCGCTATTATAGCATGAGTTTGCTCATCATTGCAAACCATAAATACACAAGGCAACTCTGAATCTAGAAACTTTTGTTTCCTACCAGCAATCTGAAGAGTATCATAAGGAAACTCTGGTCCTTTCCATACTCTCTTAATCTCTGTCTCACAGTAGAACTCATTATTGACTATGAGATCAGGACCATACCGATCAGGATTGTCCCAGACCTCATAGCCTAACTTAGACCAGTACTTCTTACCTGCTGCTCTGGCTAGGTTATCGTTCTCCTTGAATAAGCCAGGACTAAACGGCTTCTTCGTCATCGTCTAGCATTTCTGTTGGTTCAGGACTAGGAGACTCAGACTTAAACTTGTTAGAAGGAAATAGCGAAGAGATGGTGATCTTGTCTGAGATGTCATAGCCATATATCTGGCTAAGGAAGTCCACAAACTCTGCCAATGGTACATCCCATGTCTCAGCATCGTTAATAGTGACTGAAGTCAGTATAGACTTCTTAATGGGATACCCATCAATAGCCTCTGAACCATCATCATATGAATACGAAAAAGTATAATTGTGTACAAAGTTCATTTGTTTCTCCATAGGTAGGTTAACTTCATAAGGAACACCACTAACTCTTACCATTCCAACCCCTTGCTTGTCTTAGAATAGAAAAGAAAAACTCTGCGTCCACTGCTACCAGAGGGCTTCGTCTATTTGCTTTAAGGACGACCACAGGCTCTCTGTCTTGTGGAGTGTTTTCAATGGCTTGGTCATACCATCCGTAGATGGCAACTTTGTCTCTTGACTTACATTCCACACTAATTCCGAGGAGCCGTCCTGCCGATGGACTAAATAGCAGGTCTTCCCCCGACACCCCCATACTAACTGACCTGACATCGTCTGGCTCAAGGCTGAACTCCTTTATTATTGTGTCTCTTGTCCACTGCTGGAGGCTTCGGCCTTTTGCTTTTGCGCTGCTGGTTTTCAATACTGATCTCCTCTCGGTGTAGAATCCATGCTTTAGGTATGTGCATTCTAGCATTAGTAGAAGTCCCACTGACAGTACTCGCTAATACCATTGCTTCATCATTTTCAGAAACCAAGAATCCAGCAGTGATACAGTCATGGGTGTTAGGTATTGTATCTATCTCCCATCCTGCATCAGCAACAGCATCCTTCCAATGAACTATAGTGATGGTGGCTGCCACAATTGATCCCTTTCTCGTCTGAGCCATAGTAACTGTCCTTGCTCTGTTAGAAAGGCTGTATCGCCTTTGTAAGCCTCTAGGACAGCCTTGTATAGTTCCTGCTCTGTCTTACAGTCTTTCAGAATCTTCTCTGCCTTCTTAGGACCAATACCTTTCAGTCCTGGTATGTTGTCTACAGTGTCTCCTGTAAGCAACTGAGTGTAGAAGTTCTTGATTGCTTCTTCCTCAGAGACATAGTATCTCTGATTGGTGTTAAAGTTGTAATGCCAGCCTCTTACATTATTAAGATCTTTGTCCAAGGAACAGATGATATAGTCCTCTTCACCTAGTTCATAGGCTCTGATAGAGACTGCATCATCTGCTTCTTGTTCCTCCTGCACAGAGAATGCCCAAGCATCAATCATATACTCTCGCAGTATACCAAGGTGCTTAGGCTTCTCTGCTGTCCTGTTGCCCTTGTAAGGAACTGTCTTTGCTATGTCGTAGCGGTAGTTACGCTTACCAGTAAGGTAACCTTCACAGTCATCCGCATTGGCATAAGTAAAGACAAGATCCTCTAGGTACTCTGATATCTGCCTGATAGCCAAAGCCTCTGGCTCATCTTGGCAACCAAAGGCAATTCTATAGGCAATGCTATCAGCGTCTACAAGGGCAAGCATCTTACGCCTTTACGATAGCAACATTGTTACTAGTAAATTGGCGAGAAAGCCCAAGGCTACGCAGGTAACGACGAGCAGCATTACGAGCCTCTTCATAGGTGCTGAACCCTGTCTTAAAGAGTTTAGAAGTGAGTTTACGATTGTCTTTCTTTACATAGTACATAGATAGCTCCTTAGAGAATGTCATCATCTTCTTCATCGCCTTCTGCTTCAAAGGCATGAAGTTCCTCAACAATCATCTTCTTAATGCTTGCTGAGCGCCCTGTCTTGTTCTTCCAAGTCCAATCATAGGATGAAAGAACAACAACAGCCTTCGATCCATTACCAATGTTGACATTGTTCAAGTCATTACCATTAGCGTCATAGATCCGAATTGGTTGTGCAGACTTAGCAGTGATGAACCAACCCTTCTCTGGCTTATCATCTCGCTTGCGTACAGATAACCCAAGGCTCTCAATTGCCTTTACAGCGGCTTGTGAGAGGTTACACAGGTCTACCTGATACTTACCTGACATCTCGCTAGGTTTGTTGTGAAAGCACCATTGTACTTCTGCTCGTACCTTCACTGGTTTTGCTAATTCGCTCATTGTCTTTCCTTTCTTGGTTAGTGAGCTAAGTGCTTCTGAAAATCGATGGTAATTGAATTGATTGCATCTGTCAAGAGGCTGATGATAGAAATTACATCATCTTCAATGTTTTCTGTCATACCTACATGAAGGTTCTCATCATGGTCTTCCCAAATAAAAAGACCATACTTCATTTGTTCTGGATCTATTTTCAATGCGTTTCCTTCCAGTTGTTACCTACTCTAAACTCCCCTGTCAAGGGGCACCGTAACTCCAATACCTCACCAGCCTTTTTTATTGCTTGTACTCCTAACTTCCCCACCAATTCTGCATCCTCTTCTGCTACCTCAATCTGCCACTCATCATGCACATTAGCAACAAAGTGTGCATCGATGTAGTGATTCTTAATTGACTCATCCAGTATAACCAATGCTTGTTTCATTACAATTGCACCAGCACCCTGTAGGAGTGTGTTAAGTGCTGAGTGTGCGGAACGAACTTGTAATTGCCTCCCATCCAATCCTGATAAGTAGCCCTTCTCTGCCATCCTTTCAATTTTTGCTCTAAGGCTTTTGAGTGACGGAGTGTTATTAAGGAATGAATCGATGAGCCGTTGACCTTCCTTTGCACCACCATCCACAATGCTCCCGATTTTGGCAGCACCTGCCCCGTAGAGAAAAGCGTAGATAAATGTTTTCGCTTGCGGTCTTGTCGGAAGGCCAGCGGCATTCTGGTTTTTGGTGTGAATATCACCCTCACAGACTTCTCTAACATAATCCTCATCCTTCATGTAGTGAGCCAGCATACGCAACTCTAATCCACTAGCATCGATACCTACCAGCTTGTAGCCTTCATCAACAGTCCAGCAGGAACGACACTCTTCCCCATAAGGACTAGATGATGATGGTACTTGTGCCATGTTAGGACTGTGGTGTGTCATCCTGCCTGTTACTGCACCATTAGTAATCACCCTACCATGCACCCTACCATCGTCACTGACAGCCTCTAGCCATGATGATACCTGCGCCACTCTCTTCTGTAACAGCAAGTACTCTGCCACCTTCTGAGCCTCTGGAATGGCTACTTTAGACAGTACAGTCTCATCGACTATCGCTTGGCCTTTCTCTGTGAACTTCTGGGGCTTCCAGCCTTTTTCGATGAGCCTTTTGGCGATTTGCT